GACTCTGATTACATACGTGACTGCGATAAGGGACACCATAATTGCTTTAGATAGCGATTCCCCGGATACTACAAATCGAGGTGTTCTCGTAGATACACTCCTCGGATTTCTAATGTGGGGAGCCACACAGAGGACTCTCATAAATGTCGAATTTCGTGTGGTGGAGTCTCAAGATCATGCTGCTATTATTGACGGTCTCGTGACGTATTTGAGTGGCTTGAGAACCTTGGCTACTACATATTATAACCCTACGACGGGATTAGGGTTATTAACAACTCTATTAAATACCACTGATCCAGCCTTACACACGACTATTGTGGGTCTTTTAGACCAGGCCGCAGACACCGTGTGGGACGGATACTTCTTTCGTTTACTCGAAGAACTGAAAGATCCGGCTATCGCGGTGGATACGGAGGCTACTCATATCAGTGAATTACAGGAGTATGTAAACATCACATTTTTTACGGCGGCTCTAAGTAGAGATCTCGTATTTCTTCTGACACAACCCACTGTGAAATACCCACCCACCGTTTTCAATAAATGGGCGAGAGGTAAAAAACACGTCCCTTTGATGTACTCAAAACAAAATAAGACGACACTTGAGTGTGACGGTGAAACAATCATAAACGAAACATCTGGAAACAATCTTTTCTTATCAACATCTTTATCGAATATATATCACAAACGCTCTCCCGTCTTTCGCAATATTAACATGTATAGTTTTGCGTTACATCCAGATGATTTAGAACCGTCGGGTCACATGAATTTCAGTACAGTTAAGGATGCGCAGCTCACAATGAACCTCGAATATGACGGGAGCCAAGGAACATTCGATTTTAACGATAATTACATCGAAGTACTAGGTATTCCTCAAATAGACTTTCCTAAACAGGTTATAATCATAGCAAAAAGTTACAATATGATGATAATCGGGGACGGTAAAGCTAAGATACTTTTTAGATAGACGGTTTGTTAAATAATGATTTTTTATTGTCACTAATATAATCGATGATGTTATTCTTGATACACCATTTGATGAAATTCAACTGCGCCAGCGTTGTATGAATTTCATGAGATGTCCCGGGAACAATATAAGAAAACTTCGCGGACCGACAAAATGGGTCAAACAATTTCTTACTGTATCCATCCAGGCTTGATTTGTAGGCACAGTGTACCGTGAATAACTTTCCATCAGTAGTCTTATAGGTTGTGTTGTTTTTCTTCGCATAATTTGTAATAAACCATTCCAGATTTCTCAAAGAAATTCCAGATTTTTTATCTAAAATATTCAAAAGTTTAGTTCTATTCTTCTCTTCGTTATAAAAGCTGTTAATTGATGATAGCAGAATATCGGTTTTACTCATTACTAAACATTGTATTTATATCTCTAAATACATTCGAATGAATACATGCCGGGCATTCTGAAACGAAAAGTTCGTCGGAACCATGTGTATGTGTATTCACACTGGGAATAACCCTCTGTTTAATACGATTACCTTGTGTGACATGCTTACCGCAATACCCCCCGTGAATTCCTCTGAACGCACATCGTTGACCATTATGCTTCGTCCCTTTACACATCAAACCGGTGTACATTTCGGGAACATCTCTCAGTAATAAGTCGAGTGCTATACCATGTTTCTTCGAAATGACTTCAGCATAATCGCCTATGATTTCATTCACCCGCGTTTTCAGCTCGTCATCAAAAATAGTGATAAGTTTATCGTACGAACTCATTGCTTACTTCTATCTTGCTCGTATTTTTTAAATAGGTCTGCGACTGACTTTTGTTTTTCCAAATTGTTTTTTAACCTCGATTTCAAATCCGGAATTGTTCCAGTTGTGTCCAGGTTTCTTTTTTTACACTCTTCCATGAGCTGATCTTTTTTCATACCACTAAATCCCGGCTCTCTCTTCTTTTTAGGTGGTGCGTGTTGGTTGATAATAGCACCGAAAATCTCCTCCTTTGTATTTGTAAACAATGGATCAAGGAGGTCACATACGGGATTCAAAAACTTATTGACAAAGTAGTAGTGGTAATCGATCGGGATATTATTTTCTTCGACGTACTTCGGATCTTCTGATTTTTCAAATGCCCCCGCCTTTGGATCACCAGTTTTGGTGAGTAAATAAGGTACCCGATCACCCGATTGTGGCTCCGAGCCAGGTTTCCTGTCTCGCATCTTGTTAACAACCTGTACATGAGCCTGGCTAATGTGTATACTATCGGGACTTGTGATGGAAACGTCCCGTCCTTTCACTTTATACGAATCAGAAAGAGATTGACTCAATACCAATTTATCGTTTGATACGTCACCGGATAATAATTCGATAGCACGTTCCCTCGCAAGTTCCATTGGTGGACCCGTATCACTCGATGAGAGAATGACATCCAAGAGCTCTTTACACACATCTCTCACATGGGGCGTATTGTCTCGGCGAACAACCTGTAGTCCCTTGATGTCTATATAGTCCATATGCATCTGGTCATCTTTACCCTTTGTCCAGAGTTTAGCAGCGTACCGCTTCTTCGAGTATAAAAAATAAGGCCAGTAAACCTTCTCAAGCTCCAGGTTGTTTGGTTTCTTGAAGAGGGCACTACATTCCTCTGCCGCTCGCTCACCGATTTCCCAGCTGTACTTGACAGCCTCCTCACCCGTGCGACCGCCTACGTCAAACTCGACCATGACTGAATCCGTGTCACCGTACCTCACCTTCGCCCCCGGAAAGTTAGCCTCCACATAATTTTTCGTCTCTTCAATCATTTCACGACCCCTACAGGTCGTCGTAGAAGCGATCGGTACACATGGAAGAATACCCTTACCGGCACCTGTAAAACCGTATACAGAATTCATCGATATCTTATACGCCAACTGTTTACCGTTATACACCTCCTTCATAGCACCCGTCGCAGCAGCCATATCCTTCTTCGCCTTTTTACGAAACTCTTTGAGTTCCAATAAGATCGCCGGTAAAAGAGTTGGAACGTTTTGTGCGAATTTATAAGTTCGACCACCTATATTAAATGTCTCATAAGTCACTCCATCTATATTTCCGTATTCCTTTTCATTCATAACATACGACGAGTAGCAAAGGTTGTGTGCCATCATGATAGATGGATATAGTGCCTCAAAATCTAGAGCTGTGATCGGTGTGTAGTAGGCACCTTTCTGTGCGTCGAGGACAGTCGCACCTTCATACGGTTCTTCGGGCAACTGCCCATAACGAATCGTTGGTACCATAAATCCCAGCTCCCTCGCCTTCTTCGTCAACTGACTGAACACCTTTATTTGTTGCCCACGTTCGACGAGAAAACATAGAGGTACCCAGGTAGCCTTGGCCATCTCCAGGAGGTTCAAAAGAATACACAACTTCTTCATGAGCCTATGTGGAAGAAGTGTATCCTTAATACAATATTCCGCAACTTCGCCAAGTTTTTTTGGATCTTCTTCTATAAATCGAGCAAACATTTCCTTTGGTGGCATGTCAATCTTTTGATCCCCAAGATAGAGCTTGGAAACTTCATTGAGTTTATATGAGTCTAGCTTGTACCCCTTCTTCACCTCATGGAATAAATCAAAGATGAACCGACCAGACATTGGTAAAAGTTTTAGCGTGTTATCACCCAGAGCACTCGAACTCAATTTTTTGATTGAAATGTCACACACTTGACTCTTCAATTTTCCAAGTTTGAAAAAATCGGGGTTACATCCGACCAGATGAGCACGCGTGTATAAATACTGAAGATCGAAACCGAATATGTTCCACCCAGTTAAAATATCAATGTTCTTTTTTTGTAGATATACCTGAAAAGCCTCGAGCATTTCCCTTTCGGTACTGAAACTCACTACATCTGGACCTTCGGTTTTTTTATAACATAGACAAACCTTTTCATATGGTTCGTCTTCACCAAATCTACATAACGACACGGCAATCTGGAAACACGCATCACCAATAATATTTGGGTCGGGAAATTTACCAGTGGAACTGTTACATTCGATATCAATCGATGCGACCACAAATGGAGCGATGTCATCCCGATGTACAGGTTTGAGTGTGCTCCACTTATTACAAAATAGATCGACATCCACATTCGCAAGGTGTGAACGTACACACTGGTCACCCGTATCAATCCATCCAGTCGATTGAATTCCCGTTCGATGCATCAGGCGAAGTACCGGATCTAAGTTTGATTCGTATACTTTCAGTTTTACCATACCAGACGTAAGGGCTAACGCATTTTTTAGAAAGTAGTCAACACGTCTTCGCATCGCCAAATTCACGAAATCAAGTTTCATGTACGCAAACTCTTCATTATTTTGAAACCCCCAAACATCTTTAGCCTTCATGATCGAATATGATGTCAGGCATTCAGGACATTTTCTATCTATGACGTTGTATATTTCCTGCGCAGTCTTTTGTGTAGCACCCCTTGGGAACTTGACAAAAAAGTACGGAGTAAATGAGGTAGTGACACATACAGACTTTCCGTCTTGAGTCTTTCCAAATATACTCACTAAATGTTCACTTTCAACATCCCTCGCCTCCCACGTGAGAGCTTGGAAGACGACCATATGTTTATATTGAGCGAAAATTTTAATATCATTTACTAATAAATGTCTGCCGCTTTAATTGAGCTCGTGTCGGTGGGTGCCCAGGATGTCTACATCACGGGTGATCCCCAGGTCAGTTTCTTCCGCCAGAACTATAAACGATACACCAACTTCGCCATGAAGCCCGAGCGTATGGATTACATTGGTACGTTCGGTTCCAATAACGAGGTTTCTATTCCTATCAGGTCCAAGGGTGACCTCTTGAGTTATGTTTGGATTGAAGCCACCAACATCGCCGGTATTCAACAGAACAGTGCCGGTCTCCATTCTAATAACGCCGCTACCCCTACCGAGTTCAGTCTTTGGATCGGTGGTCAGATGGTTTCGCAACTTGATTCCCTCTTCATTCAAGGTGTCTACAACCCTCTCATGCGTGATTCCGCTGCCAAAGCTTCCTTTGCGGTTACCACCAACAGTCGCAAGGATAACCACTCCGGCAACTATTACATGATCCCCTTCTTCTTCGGTGAGGACTGGACCAAGTGCCTACCTCTCGTGGCGCTCCAGTACCACGATGCCGAGATTCGCATCAAGTGCCGAGACAACTTTACTCCCGGTTCGACCCCCAAAGTCTTTGGTAATTACATCTATCTGGATACGGATGAGCGTAAGTTCTTCACCGATAACGATCACGAATTGCTCATCACTCAGACCCAGAATCAAATGCTCACCAAAACGGACACCGATGTCGATCTCAGTTATTTCAACCACCCAGTAAAGTCTCTTCACCTAGTGTCGGGTAACGCTACAGGTAACAATTGGGATGATGAGTTTAGTTTCCAGAAGTCTTCCCTCTACATTAACGGTGTGGCCCTCTTCGAGGAAACCTCTAACGTGTACCACCACGATATCGTCCCCGAAATGCACTGTACTGATCTCCCCGATGACATCATCGATGATCTCCCCACCTTCTCGTGGCCATTCTGCTTGACTATGAGTAAGATGCAACCCACCGGCTCCCTCAACTTCTCTCGTATCGACAACGCCAAGCTTAGTATCACCAACCCTTCGGGTGGTAACCAACTTCACCGTGTCTATGCGGTCAACTATAACATTCTTCGTATCAAGAATGGTATGGCTGGTGTCGCTTTTGGTAACTAAGTAAATCACGATCCACTAAAAAAATAAGTAAAAATGGTAAAGTCCCGTAAAGCGTCCAAGTTCGTTATCGATCTTGGACCGGAAATAGACAAGGTCGTCAAGAAGAAAAATGCTAAAATCAGGAAGCAGAAGGTGATCATCATGGCACTCGAGAAAGAACGCGACGAACTTCGTATTCGGGGTGATGATATGAAGATGAAAAAGCAAAAACTTATCATATCCAGTCTACAGGAGCGGATTGTTGAAGCAGAGAAACGTGCAATCGCGGCGGAAAATGAAACCCGAAAATACAAAGTTCGCCGCGCTGGTATAAGCAACAAAACGGTGGAGAATGCATTCAAGAATTTGCGAGAAGGTAAATCCCTTTCGAGAATGAAATCAAATACGATACTGTTGATTCAACAGTCTGGTCGTTGGGATGAAGCCAGGAAGATTCAAGCACAGAGAAA